TTCGTCTGATCCACGGGTAGTTCGGGAGAGGGTCTGAGATGGCAGTAAGCACTATCACGCACGTGCGACGCGTAGACAACTACGCGGCTGTCCAGACCCTTACCGACGCCGAAGTGCAGACGGGTGATACGGTCACGGTTGCAGCTGTAGCCATTGCTGGTTTCAACGCCACAGCCACAGTTGTCTCAACCGAACCGTATTACCTAGATGGTGTCGATGACGAAGGGTATCTAGTTTTTGACTATGACATACCGCGCGCTAATCAAATCATCTATGTAAACAGCGGAGCCGACGTTGCTTATGAGGCCGAGTCCGGGACATTGACGTATACACAGTCGGTGTCTTGGATTGTGGCTGCAGACGTGACTTCTTGGCTGGGTATTGACACCGCCACCGCTAACGACACCGCTTTCGTGACTGTTTGCGTAAACGCTTCTAACGCGTGGTGTTACCGCAAGCGTCGCGAAGCTGGCTACATCGACTCGATGACCACTGTGCCTAGTGCCGATGTGAAACTCGGCGCGACGATGTACGCCGCAACGCTTTACCGTGAACGCGGATCAGTGGACTCATTTGCGTCGTTTGACTCGATGGCTATTGGCGCGTCACCGTCGGCAACACTTGGTCGCATCATGCAGCTTCTTGGCTGTGGCAGGGCGCAGGTTGCGTAGTGTCATCGTCGGGCATCCTGTATGAGGCTGTAAACGCCTGCAAAACAGCGCTTACTGGGCTTGGTCTTGTACCGATTACAGATCCGCGTAACGCCCGCCCGCTTTCCGTTCTTATTGAATTGCCCACTGTGTCCGCGTTTACATACAACGTGGGCGACATTGAGCTGCGCCTGCGTGTGTTGGCCCCGCCCCCTGGGAACCAAGACGCAGGCGATTATTTAATGACCATCGCAGACCAAATCATGAACAGCGCCATAGCGGTTACTGATCTTCGACCCGGTCTTGCGACTGTAGGTGGGCAAGATTTGCCGACCTACGACTTAACCGTTGCCGTAGCCGTACGGCGTAACTAAAAGGAGCCAAAATGGCTACAACAACCTTCCTGTCCAACGCGACAATCAACATCACTCAGGGTGGCACCACCTATGACTTGTCTGACCAAGCGAACCAATGCACACTCACCATCGGCTCTGACTCACTTGAGATCACAGCCTTCGGTGATACGGGCCACAAGTTCGCACCGGGTCTCCAATCCGTTGACGTAAGCATCACTTTCTTCCTTTCCTACGGTGGCACTGGCGCTACTTCGGAAGTGGAAACAGCGCTTGCAGCGATGGTCGGTCTCGGCACCACACAGCTCGTGATTAGCCCATCGGGCACAACCGAGTCTGCGTCTAACCCTGAATACACCATCACCAACGCAATGCTTGCAAACTTCACACCAATCAACTCGACTGTCGGTGAAATGGCTACAGTGACCGCCAACTTTGTCGGTGGCACTTGGGCTCGCGACATCACCTGATTAACCACTTAGGGAGAAACACATGAAAATGACACTTGCTGTCACTGAACGCGAAAGCGTTTACACAGTCACCACAAACCTTGGCGTAATCGTCGCGTGGGAACGCAAGTTTAAGCGCAAGGCTTCACAGCTGGGCGACGGCATCGGTGTTGAGGATCTTGCGTTTATGGCGTGGGAATGCTGTAAACAACAGAACATTCCAGTGCCGCTCGTGTTTGACGAATACGTGAAGCGCCTTGAAAACATTGAAGTGGTGGACAACGAACCTGTAAACCCTACGACCGAGGCACATACAACTACGCTCTAGCTCTTTTGCTGGTTCGCACAGGGTATTGGCCTCCTGACATACCATTTGACCTAGACACACTGGTGACAGTGCTAAAGGCAGCCGAAGACACAAAGGAGGGCTAATGCCATACAAAGCAGACATGGAACTTGTCGGCTTGCGTGACGCCATCCGTTCGCTCAACAAGATTGAGCCGGGCCTTCGTAAACAGTTTGTGGCTGACGCTCGCCGTATCGCCAAACCCGCTGTCGATAACGTGCGTCGTGGCTACACCAAGGTTCCGCTGTCGGGCATGTCGCGCAAATGGTCACAGAACGGCCGTCAGTTGTTTCCGTTTACAGTCGCTAAAGCCCAGCGCGGTGTGCAGGTCAAAGTGGACACAGATCGCCGTACTAACAACACGATTTCCATCGTCCAAAAAGACCAAGCCGCAGCCATTTTTGAGACTGCTGGTCGACGCACCGACAACAGCCTTGAGCGTTCCCTTGGTCAATTGGCTCCCGGTCGCACACGCATTATCGGGCCTGCCGTTTACAGGGCGCGCCCAGAGTTCGAGGACGAATTGCGTAGATCTATTTTGAGCGTCATTAAGCGTGTAGAGAAAGAACTGAACTAATGCTGTCTATACCCATTTCAACGACGTTTGCTGGCGATGGCGTACAGAAAGCCATTAAGTCTTTTAAGCAACTTGAGACCGCTTCGGACAAAGCCAAGTTTGTACTCAAGGCTGGCGCGGTGGCTGGCGTTGCCGCGTTTGCTGCGTTGGGTACAGCTGCGTTTCAGGCTGGGCAGGCTTTGTTGGGTTTTGCCAAAATGGCGGCCGACGACGAGAAAAGCCAAAAGCAGTTAGCCGCTTCTATTCGAGCATCTACTAAAGCCACCGACGCTCAAATCGCATCGGTCGAAGACTTTATTGACGTCACTCAGCGCGCCACTGGCGTGGCCGACGACGAGCTTCGTCCTGCGTATGCCCGAATTATTCGCAGCACCAAAGACTTTGAGCAGGCCCAACGCATTCTGAAAACGGCACTCGACGTGAGTGCGGCCACAGGCAAACCGTTAAAAAATGTTGTCGAGGCGTTGTCAAAAAGTTTTGACGGTTCCAATACCGCTATCGGTCGGTTGGGTGTCGGCTACGACAAAGCCGCGCTCAAGGCAATGGACTTCAACGACATTCAGAAAGACCTTGAAAAGCGTTTCAGCGGATCAGCGTTAGAAAATGCTCAAACCTTCGAAGGCACGATGGCGCGCTTTCGTATCACCATTGACGAGTTAAAGGAGTCGCTGGGGCAGGCAGTGCTGCCGTACCTTAAGCGGCTGGCTGACTACGGCATCCAAATTGCTGACGCGTTCGGGCGTGACGGAGTCGCTGGTGCAATGGAAGAACTTAAGTTCATCTTGTCCACTTTGCTTTATGACGAAAACGGGCAACTTAACGCAGCAGGGCAACAAATTAACGACCTAGCCAACAGCCTTAACGGTATTGCTAATTTCATCAACAACCTTGGTAAAGGGTTGTATTACGGTTCAGGCTCACCGTTGTTTAACCTGATACCGGGCCGTAAGGATGTGTCGCCAATCAGCGTCCCAACATTTGGCACGATTGACACACAAATCAACCCCGGCTCGTTGCGCGGAATACGCGGCTCAGGCTCAGGTGTAAACATCACGGTACAAACCGGTATCGGTGACCCAATAGAAATTGGTCGACAGGTGTACAACGTGCTGAACAACTTTGAGCGTCGAAACGGTGGGCGCTAATGCCATACCCCACGCCCATAGTTGAAATCGCATTCAACGACGGCCCCTATGTCGTGTCGCCCACGTGGACAGACGTGACCGCCTACTGCCGTGGCTTCAGCACCAGCCGTGGCGTACCCGACGACTGGACGCTCCAAGCCGACGGCTCAGCCAGTGTCACCCTGTCAAACCGTGACCGTCGCTTTGACCCGTTCAACGCGTCAGGCCCGTACTACGGCAAACTCTTACCGCGACGCCAAATCCGTATACGCGCCACCAGCGGAGGCACAACCTACGACGTGTTCCGTGGCTTCATCGCCGGGTGGCCACCCGAATGGACAAACGCAGGCAAAGACTCCACCGTCACCCTGTCCTGTTTTGACGCGTTGCAGCTGCTCGGATCATCGTCAATGCCAGCCGACTGGGCAATGCCCTACATCCAGTCACTCAACCCACGTCACTACTGGGAGATGGACGACCCTGTAAACCTGTACTTGGCTAACTTCACTTTGCGCGACCGTGGGAGCGCTGTCAGCAGTGTTATTTGCAACACGAACAAGGTCTATCAGGGGCCGCGTATTGCGCTTGGCTTGCCGTCGTTGTCTGTCGGTACTGAGTTTGACGGGCTGGCTCAAAACACCACGGTCGGCTCGACATTGTTTGCTCCTAACACTGCGTCGTCGTTTACGATTAGTTTTTGGGCGCAAGGCACACGCGCTAATTTGTTGTCGCCAAGCTTTTCAGGGTCAGCTTTTGGCGGGGCGTTCGGTGTCGGCATTGACTGTTTCACGTCAGGTAGCGGCGCTGGTTTGGCGTATGCGTTTTTTGACAACGGCACAACGACCCGTACATACGAGTCGACTGTTGAGTACGCTGCTTCTGAACCGCATCACATAGCGTTTACATACGACTACGCCATCAACACTGGTTATCTGTATGTCGACGGTTTTAACGTCACCACTGGGCCTAAAACGAACTCAGGCAACACCCCAGCCGCAAACGAAAGTTTTGCGATGACCGCTGGCAACTTTCAACAAGTTGCAATGTTTACAAGCGTGTTGACACAAGCACAAATCCAGGAGATTGTGCGCCTTGGTGAGGGTCAGTACCCGGAGACCAGTTCGGCTCGCGTGTCGCGCGTTATCGGCAACACACCGTTTTCAATGTCGCTTGTCTCGACACCTGCTTCACCAAAGTCCAACGTGCTAAACGTGACGTCCGATGCACCCACGGCATCCTTTGAGTTAACCAAAGTCTCGGACTCGGAGTTTGCGCCGCTGTTTGTAAACAAGGCTGGCACGTTGACCCTGTACAACCAGTCGCAGATCCGCACACAAACTAAATCGATTGTGTCGCAGGCTGACTATGGCAAGGCTGTCGGGT